CTTCGACGCTTTCGCCTATTTTTGCTAGTGCATTGTTGATGTCGTCAAGATATTGTTGTGCCATCATCATCTGTGTTTCATCGTAAAATTTCTGTTGTGGACCGTCACCGCTGGATTGCATATTCTTAATATCTGCTTCGGCTTGTGCTTTCTTTTTCAGTAATTCTTCGCGACTCATGCCGTCGTATTGACCTTCGTCGAGTTCTTCTTCGTCCTCGTGCGGATTTGCATGATCTTTACAAGCACTACAAATACCTAATTTGGTATCTTTGTCGTAGTTTAGAATAGGAGCATCACAGCATGAGCTGTTTGGTCCATCGTAACGGCCTTCTTCAACACTTTCTTCAAACTGCATATCGTAGTCAACAACAGTGTATCCGTAAGTGTCTTCAAGTTTGTCTCCAACTAGTTCCCAAATTTTATCATTGTCTGTGCCAATAGGAGCAGAGATGGTTAACTTTACACTGCTAGGCAAGTCTACGCCAGGCTCAGCTTTCCATTCAATGTTTGTGACTTTAACGCCGCTTTCTTTGTTTTCGCTTACTGCTTCACTTTCGCCAACTTTACCAAAGCCTGTCTTTGCACGAATAGCAAAAGCAATCTGCTTCATCTTGGTGTTGGGTTCACTGCCTGCTTTGTGTGGGCCACTCTTCTTGAGAGCGTTGTACATTTTGCGTAGTTCTGCAACAGTCTTGTCTGCGTATTCACCTGTTGCTTCTATGTCTGCGTCGCCTTTCCACTTTTCTTCTAGATTGTCCAGGCTTTCTAATATCTTGTAAATGCTATCCATTGTTCTGGTCCTTTATCTCGCGTAACTTTCTACTTTAGGAAGTTCGTTAGTGCCACTGATAGCACTCTTTTCATTCATTGGGAAATCACTGGTTGTTTTAGCGGCTGGGGTCTTTCCGCCTGCAATAGTAAAATCACTTGTGTATTCGTTTTGTACCACAATGCGATGCTCGTCTGGTGCCGCACTGTAATCATCACTTAATTCTTTCTGCTCTGCGTTTGGTGCAGGAAGTCAGTGTCTGCTAGTACGCTTTCTGGTTGCTGTTCATAACCTTCGCGCTCCTGATCCAACTTTTCAGCATACTCACGTGGTTGCATAAGCATACGGTTTGGATCCATACCAAGAAGTTCGCATACTTGACGCATGCCAATCTCTGTTGCCGGATAGTTAAACGAAACGTCCATGTGTGTTACACGCTCGTTTTCAAACGCTGGAAAGTCAGGCAGTGTTTTCATAACTGGAGTTGACTTCTTCTCGCTCATCTTGATTACATCAAATTGAGCCATACTTTTTTCCAATTGATTCATCTGTTCTGCGGTGATGTCACCTGCAATTTTAATACGATAATCAAAGGTTTGTTTGGTTTCCACCAAATATTGTGCAAAATTCTTCATCTTTTTCCCCTATATGCTATTTAGCATCTTTGTCTAACAAACGCTTGAGTAGTTCGTTTCTGTCCAGTACCATACCAGTGCCAGTCTCTGCATCAGCGTCAGGATCTTTGTTCTGTTGATCCATGCGCAGTTTCTTGAGTTGCAGGTCAATCATTTTAAGTTTCTTGTTTACCTTGGCATTCTTTGCTGTAATAGCATGCCCAAGCATGCTACTGGCTGTGTTGAATATTTCACTGGCCCATCTGCTGTCAACATTCATGCCAAGATCCATGAGATCGTCGAATGTCTTGGTTGCTTTTTCAGCAAGTTCATCCATTTCACGATCACTGCTTTCTAATCCACGCACCTGTGGCAGTGCGGCATTGATTTTATCCAGTTCAGAGAGTGCATTGGTGTACTCAGGAATGTCGTCAGCGGTGCTAACTTCTTGTGTTGGTTCTTCTGTTTCTTCCTGATGCGGCAGGTCAAACAGTTCTTCAAGTTTCTTTGTCATACTGATATTTAACTAAATATACGCAACAAACGGTAATAATATGAGACTGATCTTAGATACCCTCGAACAACTACAAGAAAGTGTAGGCCTAGCAAATAGACAACCAGGAACCAGTTTTAAAAATCCAGCAGGAGATGAACTGTTTTTTCAGAGTGTCGACTTTTATCCTGATGGCGGTGGAGAATACAAAGACACCGACGAAATGTTATCTGCTGTTGAGCTGTTATCAAGCAAGATAGGCATACAGCCCACAGACATTGAGTGGATGAACACTAGCACCGCACAAAGTAAAGCATTTGGTCTTGCACACTTTGTTGATGCTGAAAACAAGGATGTGTACATGGGCAGATACATGCAGAAGATCAGTCCAATCAAAGTACAAAACAGTTTTCCAAATGTAGGATTACCAGGTGGGTACAGGCTGCAAACCGCTGTGGCACAAAAAGAAGCCGCAGGATACAAGCCAACTGACGTTCTTACCAAGTTAGATGACCTGCGTCCAGAAGAAGTAGCACAACAAATTGTTGCTAAGTTTGGTGAGGATAGTGATGAGGCTCGTGCAGTAGCAATCTTTATGGCGGAAGATTTTCCAATGAGTATTCCACAAGGTGATATGATTTATACAGCATTCACCAACTACTTTTGTGAACTGCTACAGCCAATGGCGTTGGTCATGGGCAAGCGTTTGGGTAACGAAGCAGATGCTCGTAAAGCAGAATCAGAATTTCTAAGTGAAGGCGGATTCTCAAGTTGCACTATCAGTTATGGTGCCACAAAAACAGGTGGACTAACTGACAGCGTACTGATAAACAGTGCTGGCCAAACCATGGGTGTTAGCAGTAAAGCAGAAGGTGGTGCTAAGGCCAGTGCTAAAAATCTCAAAGACAAGATTGTAGAAATGCAAAAGAGTCCAGAGGGCAAGAGGGTGTTAGAACGTCATAAAGAAGCAGTGAGTGTAATTGAAACAGTCACCGAAGGTAGTACACCAGGTCCACTAAACATGGGCGTAATTGCAGGTATCATTACACCACAAGAAAAAGAGCAAATCCTTGCTATCAAGAATGTCCCTCCAGGAGAAGAAGTGCTAGGCAATGGTAGACTCAGTAACAAACTTGAGGATATGTATCGTGGCAGAAAGGCTCGTGATCCCAGCGTGGTTATCCCATTCTTTCATATCCGTGCAGTTATTGCAAACATGGTTGCAAAGTATGTAAATGAAAACACAGACTTTAGTGAAGCAGCCGCTGAGATACTAAACTGGGGTGCGTTCATACAACTTAATACCACAGGATCTAGTGCCAATGGCGAAATAAAACTAAATCCATTTGACACCATATATCCTAGCAAAGCCATTACCAGTGTGCAACTTAGTGCAGACAAGACATTCTACAGCACAGGTAGCAAAGGTAACTTTGTGTTCAAGATTGGACTAAATGGCGGTACTGTGCCTGATGACGATACCGAAGTTACAAAGGTAGATACCAAGCCAGATGTGGATATTACAAAACAACGTAGTGATATTAAAGCGGCTCCTACTGCAAGTTCTGAGCCGTTGGATGATAAAGCACTAGGAAGAAAACGCAGGAGTTAACGTCGACGTTTACTTCCGCCCTGTCGAAAGATATCGTCTTCTGTGATGACCCTAAACATAATACCTTGTTGCTTGCACCAAGCCCTTGCTGCCTCCCACTTGGCATGATTAACTGCTACCACAGCACGTTGTGCGTTGTTCTGCTTGCTTTCCACAATGCTCTGTCCTTTGGGTTTGATTTCAATTAGTTCTGTAACAACAATGTTGTTTTTGTTGCGGTACTGAATAAGAAAGTCTGGTACATAGGTTGTGTTTCTACCTTTTACTGGATTATAGTATGGAATGCGCACACTTTCACTGGCCCACTTTACAATGTGTTCGTTAACATCACAAAAACGCATGAATGCATGTTCCCAACCACTTCGGTATCTTGGTCTGCCAGTGCCAACGTATTTTTGAGGGTTCATCATTGTGTATAAACCGTTGGCAAACTTTGTCATTGTACTACATTTCGTGCCGCATACACTGCTGGAGTTGCAGTAGATTTTATACCTAGCAATGTACTATTATCACGCAGGTTGTTTAAGTAATAACAGAAAGTCGCTGTAAGCTGAATTGCATTTTGCCCTTTTACTTCGTCGAGTAAGGTGAGGGCTGGTGTTCTGCTCGAATCTGCTATTCTAAACAAAGACAAGGTAAAGTTTTTGGCTGCTAAATCTTCTGAGAACACACTTTTAAAGTAACTGTAAACCACATCATAAGTGTTTGCATCCACTTCAAGTTTAAAACTATAAAACTCATCAAAGATGGTGACTGTTTTATCTTGCTTAGGATTTCGATAATTAACCGTTGCCACTAGTCATCCTCCAATCCCACAAATTGAACTCTTTGTGGTCCTTCATATGCCTCATCGGTGTTACTTGCACTCTTTGGTGTAGCAGGCTGATTAGCAGTTGGGTTAGTCTCTCCAGTGGTTTTACCAAAGAAAAAACTGTCAGATGTGTTAATCCATTCCTGTACTTGTCCTGGACCTTTACCCCTTATTACATCGTTTGCAATCACATTTGCTTCTTCTAATATTACACTTCTCAAATTCTTATCTTTAAGTCCTTGATAAATTGCTGATGCACTTTTTACTGCGCCCAATGTAGCTGCTGTACCACTTGTTCGGCCAGTTACTAGATCGAATATGCTACCTGCCGCGTCGAGTAAACCACCAGGACCAGCAATACTTGTTGTTGACCCTGGACGTGAAAGAGGGCTTTTTACCCTGTCATAATGTGCAATGTCGCCAAAGCCTTTTACAAATGTATCTGGATCTTTACCGTCCATCTGACCACTGTAGTACTTCACAGTCTCATAGTTAATGGTCATAGTATTTTCCATTAAACCAGTGCCTTCAGAATAGTCATAGGTATCATGTCGATAATCAGTTATGATTGGATTGATCAACACATAGGCCGCAAACTTGTGTTGATTCATACCATATATCACAATGTCATTGAAGAATCTTGGCTTACCGCCATTTGGTAAAAATCCTTTTTGACCATCGAGGTAGCTTTCGCCGATGTATCCCCAGTCATTATCTGTCCTGATAGCATCGTATGTGTCTCGGCCGTTGTAATCTGACCGATATGGAACACTGTTACCTTTTACACCAGGAGCTCCGTTTTCAATTGAAGCATTTCCGTATTGATGATATGCATCTTTGTAATAGTAGTTAAAATAACTAAACCAAAGATTACGAGCAAAATCACTTCCATCATCGTGGAAACGAATGTTTACTGGTTGATAATTGATTTTACTCTGAGTTAGGCGTTTTCTGTTATACTGATTATTATACTGTGTATCAATTTGATATGATGGTAGTTCAGCAGATTTTACAAGCAACGACAAACTATCTTTGTCTTCTCCAAAGATATTTTTTAAGCCAGGTATTCCGGTGGTGTTAATATTAAAGCGGACATAGAAAAGAAATTTCTGTCTAGGAGCCAGCTCATAACCGTTACTACGGAAAGTTTTGCTGGCATGCCTATAATCCTTGAGATAATCGTTACCAAGGAACCCTTTGAGAAAATCGTCGCCGAAGGCCATTTTAATTAGCCTGTGATTACGTCACCTACTGTTCTACCAACAGTAGCACCAACGCCACTACCAATTGGTGTTTGAATAGCATTGTCAAAACGAATTTGCAACTGTATAGTAGCAGGGTCATTCACACCATAGTCTAGGTTACCATAGTCAACCTGTGACAGATAGCATCCGTAAAGTTCCCATGTTTCTAAAACAGTTGGAGCATTAGCACCGTTACCACCGTCTAATACTTCACAACGTGTAATAAACTTGTAATCAATACCACTTGCTGCACTTGACTGCTCAGAGAAGTCCAACTGCTTCTGTAGTTGTTCACCAACCAACTTAGCAACCTCGCCGCCGGCATCGTCACGCAAATTCACTGTGCATGGTTGCCATTCGTGCCTACCTGCTAGGTAGATACGGCTGTTGTAAATTGGAATTTCAATTTCTGGGAACGAAACTTGTGGGCGGGTAAAATCCATTACCTGCTTGGTTAATTCTGTTCTTGGAGTGCTTACTCCCATGTTTTCAAATATCGCACGAAAGCGATACTTTAGTTTTGGCATCAACAGACCTTGAGTAGGATTACTTTGATCACTAGCCAAAGGCACTGTCATACGTGTTAATGATGATACGGCCATTTTTCTCTCCTGTGTTGCATTTATTTATCAGAATCTGAAACCAAAAAAATAGGGCCGAAGCCCTATTTTTATATTTGTGTAACTTGTTACACGTTTTGACTGCTTGCTACGTTGCCAGCAGCAATTTCTCCAGTGTTCTTGATGCGAACTGGAATGTAGATGAATTCTACAGCCTTAACTGGTTCAATTGCAATATCAACATACAGTTCGTTTCTGTCGATTCGAGCTGGTGTGTTGTTGCTTTCGTCACAAACTACCAAATAATCGTAGATACCACGCTTGGCAACCAAATCATTCATCAATCCTTCGATTGATTCTTTGATTTCGTCTCGTGTGATTTGATCGTTTGGTTCAAACACAAATGTCTTACCAATTGTTTCCAATCTTCCACGAATAAACGCAATCAGTCGAGCAACGTTAATACGATCAAGTGCTGATGCAGTTGATTGTGTTGTCTTGTTACCGTAGTTGGTAATACCAATACCCGGAATAAACGTTACTGGGTTGATGTTGTTTTCATACAATGTGTCACGTAATCCTTGACGAATTGCAGTTTGTTCAAATTCGCCTGTGGTTGCATTGACATAACCAAGTTGTGTAGCGTTATCAACAGTACCACGACGTGTTCCTGCTGGTGCTAACCAAGGAAACGCTACATCATCATTGCGTACAATGGTCCTGAGCATCATATGACTTGGTGGCTGTACAACAGTGTTTCCACTTAAATCATTTGTCTGACAACTAGGATAGAACACACCCAAGTATGGGTCGTTACTGGTCAATCCATCTTCACTGTCAACACCACCACCATTCGCATCAGTTGCCCAGTTAATGATTGCTGTTCCTGTATCTTCAAGACGAAGTGGAGTATCACCAATAACAAACGCAGTGTTGTTACGTTCGTTGTTAAGTGCTACCATGTTTGCCATTAGTTCAGGATAACCTGGAGTAGCAATCAAATTAAACACTTTTTGCTCTTCACGAAGATCTTGGTTACCGTCAATGCTTGCCTTCATGG